GCCTTAACCATCATCTTATGCACAGTCTCTACCCCAGGAGATTCTCACTCCGCGAGCTAACCGAACAACAACAGGACTTCCAAGAGCTTGCAAACTCTGACACTCAACTGGAGGGTACATTTCGTAGCACCTCTTCCGCGAACTCACAGTGTCTCCAGGGGTGTGCCGCATCACACCCTAATTGAAAAAGCGGTTGTACACACAATGCAAAACTAGTGCGCACAAAGGTGAATACATCATAACACGATGTAACACCAAATGAATACCCAGGGCAAAAAGAGCGGAGACTCTCTCTCCAGAATACGCCAGCGCCGTGAATTCCAAAGCACCCATGATGGCTGTAGCATACCAACCCAAAGTGCATCTAAGAAACTCCTCAAGAAACGGAGCCAAATAATCGTAGTAATTGGCAAATTCACCACGATATTCCACATCAACCCATGAATGCCCCAAATGATTAGTGAAGCAGATAGGACTTTCTCCAGTATCAACACGATAACCCCTTTCGAACAATTCATCCTCCAACGAACAAGGAAAGTCATCAAGTGTGACATTTTCAGCCCAAACCTTCAACCTTTGGTACTCATCCCAAGAGTAACCATAGTGGGACATAAAATCATCCTCGCACTGTGGAGACACCTCATGGACAGTTGTGGAACTTATCTTCTCAGTGAAGGAGTCATACTCAAACTTCGCTTTAATTCCCTTAGAAAGTCCAGAAGATATAATGGACCTAAAAAGGTGTCCCAAAATTGGAACATGCCCAGCAATTGGCAACATGGAAATGGCCGTGCCAAGGAGGAGACGCTTGTGGATTTTCACAGAATGAGAATGTAAGTTTAACCCAAACTTAGCTAGAGTCCTGAAAGGTTTAACTCCCCACTTCAGTCCAGAGAAAGTGTCATAAAACTTGCCTGAACAATACTCCAAATCCTGATATTTGGTTCTTCGGAAAATTTTGACCTTCATTCCCAACTCATGGTATTCTTGAACCCAAGAAAGCATCCTGTCTTCCAAGCAGGAGAAAAAATTGTCATCCCCCTTTGCGACCAACTTAATTCTATCTCTGAACTCCGGAACAACCCCATCCTGAATGTTGAAAACCACAAATGTTGTAATCATCAAGTTGAGAAAGGTATTAAAACAACTCGTCCACATATCTCCAGAACGCCTTCCAAACCTAGTTGAGAACCTGACACCTCGACATTTTCCCCAAACCTTAATCCAATGATCCTTTATGATTCTCCAATGAACAAACATTCTAGGACAAACATTCTCTAAGAACCACATTTCCATCTCCTTCATGGACTCATGGATGCTCCCATCCCAATTAGAAACATCACTCTCAAAAACCACTCCATAGGTCATGAACATCTGAGAAACTATCG